TATGAGCCTGGCATTAGCCTGGAATGGCGCGAAGCAGCCGCAACTTTCCCTCATAGACAACCCATTCGATTGGTGACACATGAGCATATTTGACAATATTAGAGACGGCGTGCGCAACTGGTTGGGCTTCGACGCCATAACCGACGAGCGCGCGAAAAGGATTGAGCGCAACCGCGCTTATGCGGCTGGACGCCAGAAACATACCCTCATTGTCTCGCCAGGCAAGACAGACGACAACGTGATCATCAACATCATTGGGCTGATCGTTGACCGTTGGGTATCCTGGCTGTTCGGCAAAGACATTGAGTTTGACCTTCCCGGCGATGACACCTCGAAGGAACAGGAACACATTGACAGCGTTTGGGACGCCAATCATAAGTCGATTTTGCTGCACAAGGTGGGCGTCAATGGCTCGATAGCCGGCACGGCGTTCGTCAAGATCGTGCAGAACGGCGTTGACCTGCCCAAACTCGTGGCAGTTGACCCCGCGTTCGTCACGATGGACACCTCGCCTGAAGACATTGATGAGGTCATCCGCTACACGATAAGCTATTCCATTGGCGACAAGTCTGTCAAGGAAGTCAGCGAGAATGTTGACGGCAAGTGGACCGTCAAGAAGATCACGCGCGAAGGCAACAAGCAGGAAGTCACAGAAGACGTTGACTGGGAGTGGACTGACTTCGCTCCCGTTGTGCATTGTCAGAACCTGCCCTCTGTGTCGTCCGCTTACGGCGTGCCTGACATCACCGAACCCATTATCGAGTTACAGAACGCCATCAACCTCAATGCGTCCAACATCCAGAAGGCTAATCGCTTACACGCCGCGCCTCAGTTGTGGGGGAATAAGCTAGGCAGCATCAAAGAGATTGTTAGCGGAACAGACAAGATTATCGACGTTGGCGAAGGCACGTTGAACTCAGTCCAGATGCAAGAAATGGTTGGCTCGTCCAACTTTCTTCAGTGGCTCGTCAAGGAACTCATGGCGACAACGCGCACGGTTGACCTTGACAGCATTGCGGACAAGCTCGGCAACCTGACCAACTTCGGGCTGCGCGTCATGTACGAGGACACCCTGACCAAACTCGAGACGAAGCGGGCATTGTATGGCGAGATGTTGTGCGAGTTGAACAGACGGCTGCTCATCATGGGCGGATTCGCTGACCCTGACCCTGGCACAATCCATTGGCAGGACGTGATACCGCAGAACCTCGTAGAAATCGCCGCATACCATCAAACGCTAATCAATGGCGGGCTCGAATCGAAAGAAACAGCGGCTATGGGCTTGGGTATCGATTGGGCGAAGGAACAAGAGAAGATTGCGAACGACAAGACGAGCGAGAAGAATCTGGGCGGAATGATTCTGGATAATTTCAACCGCGATAAGAGTGCGGGGTTTGTTGTCCCGCCAAGCTATTAGGCAAATAGTCGGAGGAGACTAATGAAAGAGAAAATCAAAGTAAAAAAATGCTGGAGTTGTGGAAGCGACAACATATCAATCAGGGATTACGGTTCTGGCGGAATGGACGCCTTTTGTGAAGATTGCGGAGCACATGATTATATCTCTCGTTGGAATAAGCGTCCGAAAGAGAATAAGGCAATTGACAACACACAACTCGTGGACAAAGACGGCATAAAGAACAATTGACCCCACTCGAAAAGCTGATTGCAGACCTCCGCAAAGAGATAGACGCTAAGGACGCCGAAACGCTGGCGAACCTGGCGCGCGCTTATGACCGCGTTGTGTATAAGCCATTGCAGGGTGACATTGATTCACTCGTCAAGCTCATCGAAGCGGCGAAGGGGATACCGAACGTCGCGAACACAACGGAATTCAAGCGGCTCATGGCAGACGCGCAAGAGAAGTTGAAGGCGTGGCAGACGTATCTCGACGCAACAGCGACGAACGCGGCAACGTCAATCATCCCCGTGGGCATGGATCACGCGGAACAGTTAGTCAGGGCGGCGGGCATCGAAGGCGCATTCCGCAAGATGGAACCGGCGCAGATCGAAAGGTTATTGAGATACCTTGACGAAGGGTCACCGCTATATCAACGCATCGCATCCTACGCTCCTTATTTCGAGAAGTACATCTCTGCGAGCATCATCGACGGCGTGATGTCGGGCAAGAATCCAAAGACCATCGCAAGCCTAATTACCAACCTGTTCGGGATGCCGCTGACCGACTCACTCAGGATGACACGCACGGTACAGATATGGAGTTATCGAGAAGCGGGGCGGGCGTCGTATCTTGCGAACGGTGATGTTGTCAAAGGGTGGATATGGTACGCGGAATTAGACAGCGAGACATGTGCGTCGTGTTGGGCGATGCACGGCACGGAACACAGCCTGGACGAGACGCTTGACGATCACTACAACGGACGCTGTACCGCAATCCCCATGACCATTGGCGCATCCAACGACATCAAGAGCGGGGCGTCTCAATTCAGCGATTTATCCGAAGCGAAGCAGCGCGAAATCTTGGGGGATGCAAAGTTTGACGCGTGGAAAGAAGGCAAGTTTGAATTCGGGCAGTTATCGACACAACACTCAGACGAGATATACGGCTCGATGCGGAATGTCACAAGTTTGCAGGATTTAGTCGGAGGAGACTAAATGACAATTATCGCTGAAGGTGAATTTGATGAGGGAATAGGCAACAAAATCACAGAATTGCTAAAAGGAAAGACCATAAAACGCGTTCTGGATTATTCAAAATTGGATAGCCACTTGGTTTTTCTATTCACAGATGGAACAACACTGGATATTCAATACGATTTGATTTACGACTGGAAACTCGTAGACAAAGACGGCATCAAAAAGTAAACATCCGGTGATCCGCTACCAATAAACGCGGGGCTGTAAATCCCATTCAATACAATTCAATTAGGAGAATCACAAAATGACTGAAACCGCTGGCAACCAGCAGGACGTGACGTCCAACGCAAACGCAACCGCGACGGTTGCGCAAACGCAATCACAGACTTCAGGCGAGACGCTTGAATCTCTGAAGGCGCAACTAGAAAGCGCAACCAAGCGCATCGGTGAACTGAACAAGGAATCCGAGAAGCACCGCAAGACGGCAGAGACTTTTGAAGCCGCAAAGAAAGCTGAAGAGGACGCGAAGAAATCCGAGACGGAAAAACTCGCGGACCAACTGAAGCAGGCGAACATCGAAAAAGAGAACGTGCTCAAAGTCGCCAATGACCGTCTTATCCGATCCGAAATCCTATCCAAATCAACCAAATTCATCGACCCTGATGTAGTCATTGCCCTCGTGGATAAGTCGAAGGTCACCGTCAAAGACGATGGCACAGTCGAAGGCGTTGACGCCGTTCTGGATGAGCTTGCGAAAGCGAAGCCTCACCTGTTGAAAGGCAGCACCGCTCACGGCAACCCGACCAATCCAGGCAGCGGAGCGAGCCAGAATGAGACGCCGCAACAGAAGCACGAACGGCTCATCGTTGGCAACTCTACGAACATCTTCGGACAAGGCGGGGGCATCAACTGGCCTCCAACGGAGGGGTCGTAACAAGGAGTAAGTCATGGCAAACGAATCAACCTATGCTGGCATTTCCGGCTTAGTCGCAAATGTATACGAAGTTGCGTTGCAAGCCGCAACCGAAGGGAACGTAGTCGCACCTTTCGTGACCACGTTCTCAGATTCTCAATCATCCGCTCCCCGTATCTTTGGCTCATATAGCGGCGGAACCTTCGCTACTGTTGCAGAATCCGCAGATATGACCGCGCAGGCGTTCAATGCGGACGCTGGCGGAACCCTGACCCCTGCGGTCTATGGCTCTCAGGCGATACTCACCATGCGGCGTATCAAATCCGATCCTGCCAACGCCACCCGCGAAGCCGGTATCCATCTTGGCAATGCCGCTTCCGCGCACATCGACACCAACCTTGTCGGGCTGTTCTCCAGTCTGACCGCAGGTACTGTTGGAACCGCAGGCGGAACGCTCACATGGGCGAACATTTTCCGCGCGCAGGCCTACATCCGCACTCAAAAGGTGTTCGGTCGCTACGCCTGCATCCTTCATCCGGTCCAGTGGTACTACCTGACCTCCGCAACTTCGGGTGTACCCACTCTCATGCAGAACACTGCAATTGCAGAGAGCATCATCGGCAACTTCTACCAGGCTTCGTTTGGTGGGATCGACTTCTTCGTCGACGCCAATATCACCTCGGGCACGGCTGCGGTAGGCGGCATGTTTGGACGCTCCGCAATCGCGCTTGACCTTCGCCAACCCTTCGCCATTGCCCCGCAATGGAACGCTTCTTACTCCGGTAACGGCGCGTGGGAAGTCAATGCGAGCATGGAATACGCTTACGGCGTATACCGCCCGCTGCACGGTGCTCAACTGATCGGTACGTCTAGCTAAGCAACACGCGGGGCGTATAGGATCATGCCCGAAAAGTGTGCCTCCTCCCACACCTGACGCCCCGCCTCCATCCAGGAGGGTCTAAAGAGGATAGACAAATGGCTAATGATTCTACGACCTACTTTGCATCACGCAGTTTTGAACTTCAGCGAGAATACGACATGGAAGTCCTTTCGGGTATCGAACTCGAATACGACCCAACTGCATATGCGGGAACAGCGTTGGCACCGCGCCCCTCTGAATTGGGTTGTTATGTAATTAAGCGGGCAATATCACATCCGACGTGTCATTTCTGTCACGTCAAATCTGAAAAGAATTATGGCACCTGCGAGCATTGCGGGGCGCCACTATGAAAATCAACTGGTTTAGCAATTCCCCGCTAGTCAGCACGGGGTATGGGAATCAAACAAAACTCATCGTCCCTCGCCTCAAGAAACTCGGACACGAAATGTCTATCGGCGCGTTTTACGGCGTTCAGGGCGGCATGGCGATGTTCGAGGGCATTCCCATCTATCCGCAGGTCAAACACCCATATGGTCAGGATGTGATAGGCGCTCATGCCGAAGCCGCGCACGCCGACATCATCATCACTCTTATGGATGCGTGGGTGATCGAACCCGAGAATATTCCACGATCAATCGAGTGGCATCCATACTTTCCCATCGACTGTGAACCTGTGCCGGAGCGCGTATTGCGCGAAGTTATGAAAGGTCATAAGCCGATTGTGATGAGCAAGTATGGCGAACGCATGATGAAGAACAAGGGATGGGAGTGCTACTATGTTCCTCATTGCGTTGACACCAAAGTATTCCATCCGATTGACCGTAACGAAGCGCGTGAACGTTTGGGATTTCCAAAGGATAAGTTTATCGTCGGAATGGTCGCGGCAAACAAAGGCAGTAACGGCGCACCGCGTAAATCATTCTTCGAGCAGATAGCCGCCTTCGCCGCGTTCAAACAGGATCACAAAGACGCGATTCTTTACCTGCACACAGACGATGGCTCGATGGGCGGGGAATCTGTGAACCTGCTCAAATATTGCGAAATTATGAAGTTGAAAGTCGATCACTTCAGGGGAATAAACACACCCGTTGACCCTGAAGCCGATGTGATCTTCGCCAACCTCTATAACTACCTCGTTGGAATGCCCGACACCTACATGGTCGACATTTACAACGCGTTCGACGTGATGATGCTGTGTTCACTGGGTGAGGGGTTTGGCATTCCGCTTATCGAAGCGCAGGCGTGTGGCTGTCCTGTCATCACGGGCGATTGGACTAGCATGGGTGAGTTGTGCTTCTCGGGTTGGAAGATTCCTAAGACAGAAGCAATCCCACGATACGAGCCGTTCTTTGAAGCCTGGCAATATCAGGTCACGGTCGGCGCGGTGGTAGACAGACTGTTCAAAGCCTACGAAGTCAAGAACAATGTTGACTATCGGAGCAGGGCAAGAGACGGCGCGCTGGCATACGACGCTGACAAGATTGTGGAGAAATACTGGAAACCCATCCTCGAAGACATCGAGAAGAATCTGCACAACAAGGGTGGGTTGGAATTGGTGACGTTCTAAAGTTGGAGGAGAACTCAATGGAAGATAAACAAAAACTTGTTGAGATTTTTACGCATTATGATGGGCAATGCGATTCGTGTGGCGAGCCGCTCTCAATAGATTTTATACTCGTTTCAAATTTGGGTGTGGATGATAAATATGGAAACCCCGTGTACTTCGTTATAGGAGAGATTGACGATCCTGAAGTTGACCACAACTGGCCGACAGGTAAAAAAATATACTGTTCAACATGCCAAAGACCCGTATTGTACCTTCGTAGTTATCAGTCTGTTGATGTCACGAAGGCGCTGGCGGCGGTGCAATCATAAAAAACTACCTACTCAATATCACCTGGAAATGCCAGCTCACCTGTTCCTACTGTTGGGTACGGCGGTCAATCAACACGAATCCCGAACTGACTAACGTTCCCTTGCGACCAATGGAAGATTGGGCGCGGGCAATCGAACGTGACACACCGGATTTCATCACACTTGCGGGAGGCGAGCCGTTATCAGTCCCCTGGTCGATTGACCTCATGCGTGCCTTCCCGAACGTCAAATGGTGCTTATCCACCAACGGATTGAACCGCGACAAGATTGACGAACTGGCAAACCTTCGATTGCCGCAGATATTCAACATCAATTTGAGCTACCACCCCGAAGCCGCAAAGCGTTACTCATGGTATTTCGACGGCTGGAAACTTGGAATGCTCACACTTGCGGAGGCGGGTTACAACGTCTCGTCCAACATCGAACGGGTCAACCAGAACGTAGAAAGATCACAACGAGCGATTGAATTCACCCATGCAATGGGTAAGAAGATGCTGATAAGCCCGATTTGCGGCGGCAGACCCGAACTCGCCAAACCGCAGGACACACCCCTTGTCTGCGAAGGCGGAGTGAATCATCTGACAATCGCGCCGAACGGGGACGCGTGGCCGTGTCAGTCAGCAATCAATTCGTTTGCATGGAAAGAAACCTGCTTGGGTAATTGGATAGACAACACGATAGACATGAGCAGGAAGCCTGTACCCTGCCATCTCCAATGTGTCGAATATTTTTACCAGTACAAAGAGCACGAAGCAGGAGATTTCTTTTTTCTAAATGTTCGGGAGGAGAAATGAAGGCAACAAATGAGAAATAAAGAGAAGGCAGAAGAATGGCGCAGGCAATATCGGGAAAAACACAGAGAAGAATTTGTCGCCGCATATGAAGAACGAAAAGCAAAAGGATTATGCACGGCTTGCGGAAAGGTTGCGATTCCCGGAAAAACCCTGTGCGCAATCCACGAGGAGTACCACCATAAATATAGAGAGGCGCATAAAGAAAAACAACACAATTATGACGCGGCTAGATATCGGGCAGACCCTGATGCCAGTAGAAATGGATGTCTTCTAAATAACTATGGGATAACGATTGAAGAATATAACGAATTGTTCATAAAACAGGGCGGCAGATGCGCAATTTGCGGAAGACACCAAAGTGAACTGCGGAAGCATTTGTTTGTTGACCACGAACATACGACAGGCGCAGTAAGAGGGCTTTTGTGTAATAAATGTAACTTTGGAATTGGTTATTTTCAAGACAATGACCAATTGTTATTGGAAGCTGCAAAGTATCTCAATGGCGCGAGAGGCGAACAATGAGATCACCCGAACAGACGAAGAAGCTCATCAACAAATACCTGAAATGGTGGATTCATTGGACGGGTCTGGGCTTCCACACGATCAACACTGTCTTTGTGGACTTCTGGGAAGGCGGGTTGGACGCTGACGCTATCTGCGAGTCTCACTGGGAATACCTTGAGCACACGATCACATTCAACATCACCCATCTGCAATCACAATCGGATGAGAGTATCGAGGCAACGGTAGTCCATGAGCTTATGCACATCTTTTTGAATGAGATGCGAGAAGAAGGAATTGAGCACGAGGAGCGGGTTGCCAGCACATTGCAGAAAGCCTTCGTGTGGGTAAGGGGTGCGAAATGAGAGCACTCGTCACCGGAGCAGAAGGCTTTCTCGGAGCGAATCTTTGTCGCGCTCTCATCGCGCAAGGACATGAAGTCACCGCGACCTCATTGTCTCGCAATAAGCACACGAGTTTGAACGCGCTACAGGTTGATTGCCGTGTCGAATATGGGGACGTGACGGACGCCGATTTTGTCAACCGCGTTATATCCTCAAGCGAAGCCGATGTCGTGTTTCACCTCGCTGCCGTGAGCATCGTCAAGATAGCTTCAGCATCACCCTCGTTGGCGTTGAAGACCAACATCATGGGAACGCTGAACGTTCTCGATACGTGTAAGAGGCTTGGAATCAAGGCATTGATAGCCTCGTCCGACAAGGCGTATGGCGATCACGACGGATTACCCTACACAGAATCAATGTCGCTCAGACCGACAGGAGCGTATGAGGTCAGTAAGACATGCGCGGATCACATTGGAATGCTTTACGGCGCGATTGTCGTCAGATGCGCGAACCTTTACGGGAAGGGTGACTTGAATTGGAGCCGGTTGATTCCCAAGTCGTGCAAACTGGCATTGAAAGGCGAATCACCGCAGGTGTACGGCGACGCGGTAAACGACAGGCGCGAATGGCTGTATGTCGATGATGCCGTGAACGCTTATATCCACCTCGCAGAACATGGTCAACCTGGCGCGTTCAACGTTGGCTCGGGCGAACAGTCGTCACCTATGGAGATTGCCAAAACGATAGCCAAGATCGTCGGTTGTCAGGAACCGGAATTAGTGGACAAGGAACGCGGCTTCTATGAGATAAGAAAACAATACCTGAATAGCGCCAAGCTGAATAATCTTGGGTGGCACGCTAATCATTCCATTTCTAAGGGATTACAAAAAACAATCGAATGGTACAAAACGTATTTATCGGACGTGCCACATGAATAGTGAAGAAAAAAACGCATATATGCAGAGATATCGAGAAGCCCACAGAGAAAAGGCGATTGCGACAAGTAAACAATGGCGCGATGACTGCAAGGCTCAAGGTCTCTGCACCATATGCAAAAAGCCAGCACGACCCGGAAAAGTAACATGCGCAGATTGTGCCGCTAAATCAAAAATATATCAGGCGTCACACAGAGAAGAAAAGAAGGAATATCACAAGAATTATTATTCCATACATAGGGATGAGATAGCCCTAAAAACAATAACAGACGTTTACAGAATTACCGCAGAAGAATATATCGCTCTTTTTATAAAACAGGATAGAAAGTGCGCAATTTGCGGGAAAGACCAAAGCGAACTCAAGAGACGCTTATGTGTTGACCACGACCATGAAACCGGAAGGGTTAGGGGTCTATTGTGCCACGAATGCAATCTTGGATTAGGTCGCTTTCAAGATAATGCGTTTTTGCTATTACAAGCCGCCAATTACATGAAAGAAAATAGCCTATGAGTCTCCGAATATTGCAGTGGCATGAGGATACCAGAGAGCCGGGTCGTGGCGGCGGGGCAGAGTCGATGCTGCGCGACCTCACGGGCGCATTGAAGGCAAGGGGACATGAGATAGCGTGGCTGCACACCAACCAAATCCGCGAGGCGATTGACACATTCAAGCCGGATGTCGTGCAGATATGGACGATCAATAATCGAATGCCATTGAGCACGGTAGATTATTTACACGAAAGCGAAGTCCCGTCTGTTTGGGCGTTGATGAACTATTGGCCGTTCTGCTCTGACAACGTGATGCTAAAGAATGGCGACGAATCCTGCAATGCTGTGAATGGCGTATGCGATGGAAGTTGTCAGAGTCACCGCGTCAACATGAACGAAACTGTAAATCGGTTTCCAGTCCTCGCCTTGAACGAATATTCAGCGGACATCTTCAAGCGGAATGGACTCAGGGTAGATTACGTCGCGGAGTTGGGGGTTGACACAGATGTTTTCAACCCCGACCCTGACCTGCGAGAAGAAGAATCCATTTTCACCTCATCCGCGTGGGCTAATTATCCACACAAGGGAATGCGATATTTACAACAACTCGCACAGGAAACAAATATCCGAATCAAGATAATGACCGGATTGACACGCGATCAAATTGCGGTTGGATTGAAACACGCCGACATTTACATCTTTCCATCGACCTATGAAGAAACGTGGGGGCTGTGTCTGACAGAAGCGATGGCTTCGGGATGCGCGTGTATCTCGACAAGCGTTGCGGGCGGGCGGGCGCAGATACACGACGGAATGGGGTTACTTGTACCGCCGCGTGACCCGGGCGCGATAAAAGACGCAATAGACGCGCTGATTGGAAACAAGAAACTAAGAGAGTACATGGGGGAGAAGGCACGCGAGCACGTCGTCAAGGAACACAGTTTAGCGGCGATGGGTAAGCGATTTGAGAATGTGTACAAACAAGTTATTTTGAGCAAGT